ATTTTTGCAAACTGATCTCTGTGATCATCATCGAAGCACTTACAAAAACCTACACTTAGACCTTTTGATACAGCACTTAAAGCAGCCATTTGAGCAGTGAGTCCTATTTCTAAACTTCCAGTCATTATACGTTCATGATGACTCATTCCAGGTCTGTCTTTTAGGAAAAATACAAATAAATAAGGTGCTAGTGCTTGTGTATTGTAATGATCATTATTTTGATCCTGTGCATGTTCGAATAATAAATTTCTATATTCCGGATGACTCCAATCCATTACAACAATTTCAAATGGAACTCTGTTTTGTTTACTATTACAGTGTTGATGTATTTCGTAGAGTATACCGCTAATCATTTCTTTATCTACAGGCCTATCACTCCAACCAGTTGTTTGTTTTTTATTTTGTAAAATTTCTATCCAAGTGTTATCAGGATAAGTCCAATCTGTATATCCGTTTTGTAAACCTGACTTCAACATTGTTATACAAGACTTTACTATAATTAGATATTTTTCTTCTATGTTTTCGTTGTTAAATAAATTAGTAATTCTAGCTAGTAAATTATCATACGCTAACATTTCTACGTGTGTGCTTACAAGCTGCAATTTATCTCCTCTATAAAAATTTCTAATTACATGATTGATATAAGAAGAGTCGTTCTTTTCTATAGATTTTTCTATAGCGGAAATAATATAGCGCAAATCTCTTGAGCATTTTTTAAAATGTTTAGTTCTTTTTGGATATTTACTCGAAACAAACTTTGTAACCTTTGCTGCTAATACAACATTATTTTGTCTTAGGAGTGATACTGCTTCCCATGCCATATTTGTTCTCTCTTACTGTTAGCTACAATAAATATTTAGCCATTAACATAGAGACTGAGAAATTATGGACATCTATACAATATATGCCGATCATAACGAAGATACAGATGCACACAATTTTGTAAAACTTATGAATAAGTTTTTAAACAAGATGGTAGATCTAGGACGCATAGAAACTTTTAGAATAACAAGAATGAAACTAGGATTCCGTTCTATGGACTTGCCAGAATTTCGTATTGATATGGAGTTCAAGAATCTACAACAGCTTGACGATGCAATGACTAGTGTTATACGCAATGAAGAAAATATCGAAGGCGAGCATGTAGGATTTAATCATCTTGTTGATGTAGAAACAATACAACATTTTTTATATAGGGACTTTCCAGATGAATAAAGTAAATAGTTGGGATGAATTCCAGCCATTAGAAGAACTAGTTGTAGGTGCTTGCTACGATAGCAAGTTTTTCGACGATGTGAAAAACGTAAGAGCAAGAGATGCACTTAAAAAAATTATTGATGATACAAATGAAGATTTAGATAATTTTAAATCTACTATGGAAAGCCATGGCATAAAAATTTATCAACCAGACGTTAAAAAACTTGGTTACAAAGATAGTATTTTAGATTATGTAAATGTTAACGGTGAAATTGGATACAGGAAAAATGTAGGCGATGACGATGACAAAAACGAAGATAACTTTTGGAATACAGGTGTTAATCCTAGTCTGATTCCAAATCCTCCGTTACAACCTAGAGACGACTGTATTGTAATGGGTAACAAATTATTAGCAACAGATCCCTATACATTTGCTACTAAAAAAATGTTACCACAATACAAAGAATGGTTTGGTGAAGAAAATATTGATTTAAGTATTGCTGACGGCAAGTATGCATTTGCACGTAGTGATAAAAGTTTAACAAACTTTTTAAAGAAGAATCATATAGAAGTTAACGAAGAAAATTTGCAAAAATACAAATACGAAGATGGCTTTATGCTAAGTGCGTTTTGTAGTCCTAACTTAACTCGTATAGGTAAAACTTGTTTAGTAGACACATGGCAAGTACCCGATGTAGTAGATGACTGTTTAAAAAATGCATATCCTAACTTCAATTACAAAGAAATCTTTATCGGCGGACACAACGATAGTGTGTTTAGTGTAATTAAGCCAGGATTAGTAGTTGCAACAAGAGAACTAGAACCTTACAAAGATATATTTAAAGGTTGGGATATTATTTGGTTTGAAGATCCCAACTGGAACAAAGTTAAGGACTGGAAGTTACTTAAAAATAAAAATGAAGGCAAATGGTGGGTTCCGGAAGAAGAACACAATGACGAATTTACATACTTTGTAGAAAGTTTCTTACCTAACTGGACAGGATTTGTTGAAGAAACTATTTTTGATGTTAACTGTCTTGTACTAGACGATAAACATGTAGTTGTTAATACAGAGAATCCACACCTAATAGATAATTTAAAAGCACATGGCATGGAAGCAGTTGTGTGTCCGTTACGTCATAGATTCTTCTGGGACGGTGGATGGCATTGTTTAACCTTAGACGTCAAACGAAAAGGTGGACAAATTGACTACGGAGTTTGAGGACTACATCCGTAATTGGATATTAGAAGATTTAAGCAAGCCTGTTGCATTATTAAATAATTTACCAAAGTGTCCTTATGCTAAAAAAGCACTACTAGATTCAAAGGTAAAATTTTATACTGCTTCAGGCGATCTGAACTATATTGTAAAAGATATTACTAAACACTGGAATGACGAAGAAATAGAAGTTGCTGTTATACATCTTGATTGGGCAGTGTCAACAAAGTCTATGGAAAGTATAATAAAAGTTTATAATAAACAATACAAAGATCAAGATTTTTTGTTTTTAGACGATCATGTTGATGTCGAAGAGTCTATTCAAGATATAGATTTTTCTAATGGAAAATATAACATACTCCTACTACAGCGTAAAAGTAAAATTGACAATGCTCGTAAACAATTACAAAAACTAGATTATTATAAAAATTGGCCCGAAGATTATTACAACGATGTTGTGTTTTGAAAAGATTCAATCCCAGGCAACAAAAAATCTCTTATAATTTCTTCTTCATACTTAGGCTTGAAGTGAGCTGCGTCACATAATAAATGACGTGAAGGATACTGCTTACGTAAATACGATTTTGCATCTTTATAACTATTAAAATCCACATAATAGTCTACTTTGTTTTTTATCATATTATCAATTTTATCTTCAATAGATACTTCAGAATGATTCCACCAAACAATTTTAATATTAAGCATATGGCACAATTGTATTGTTTGAGTATGATCTACCGATGTCAAAAATTTATCCATTTCTTTTTGATTAGCTATAGCAGAGGCTGCTCTTCTCCAAAGTTTTATAATTTTATCTTGACTATAGTTTTGTATAAAAAATTTATAAGACATATAGTTCGGAAATTCAAAAATTTGTGTTAAATCTTCTAAACTATTAACATCTTGTGCTATTTTCCATCTATTTGCATTTAATTCGTATCTACTACCAGTTGAAGGAACTGGTTTTGCAATATCAGCATTTATATTTTTTCTACTATGTATTGATTCAATTAGTGCAATATCAATATTATAAGTGTTTTTTAAATGTACAATAGATTGTAAAAAGCACTCCGATCCCATGCCACCGTTGGCACAATTGTAAAATTTATACTCTGGTTTTTTATATTTTTCTAACCAGTGTGTAAAAAGAGGTGTAACACTACCGTCGTTAAGTTTGTGACGTCCTGTACTGTGACTGCTTCCTAAAATTCCTACTTTCATAATGTCCCTATAATTTCAAATCCATTGAATTGCTGCTTATAATTATCAGGACCACCTAGATATAGATAATCATAACCTAGTGCTTTGTAAGTTGCGCACTCGTGCTCTAAACTTTTAATTCCTAGCATTAAATTAGGATTATGATATGTCCATGCAAATTGATAATTTTCTGCATTTTTATTATCATATCTCCCTATCATACTAAACGCTTCGATTTTATCATTATCATAGTAAGCTATAATATCATTGTTGTAAAATTCACTTTCAAACAATGGCATTACACTTTTAAATTTCTTATATTCACAATAGGTCTTATAGATACCTTGTAAATATTCAACGTCTATTTCATCATTAGTTAATATTTTTGCATTCATCAAACCGCTATAGTTTGTTTGCATCAAATTAATTCTACAGAAACGCAATCGTACTCTTCCTCTTCATTATATTCAAGGATATTTTCAGGAAGCTTTTTACCTGTAATATTTTCATATTCGTCCATTAAATTTTTGTTTCGACGCTTGATCATCCACCACTTTTCGTCATAGTTTAATTGTTCTAGTTTTGCATATGCTTGTAATAATCTTACTATCCTTACTCTAATATTATTATTTTTATAAACCCAATTATCTGTAGCATCATCTCTTATGCCCATATCATGTGCCATTGCTGTTATAGGAGTGCCGCTATATAATTGCATAGTTGGACCGAAACTAATTCTGCGCATATATTTAAATCCGTTTATTGGATTTATTTCAAAAAAACCTCTTTCTTTTAATTGATCAAGCATATTTAAAGTTTCTTGAAAATCTTCTTTTGTTTCTGTAGGATAACCTACTAGCATCATAATTCCAATTTTTACATTATTAGCCTTCAGTTGCTCAAAAGTATACCACATGTCTTGGTTTGTAAAACCTTTTTGCATATGGTTTCTTACAGCTTCACTTGCAGATTCGATACCTATAGATACCATATTAGCTCCGCCACGTTTCATAAGTGTAAAGTCTTCTGGCGGCATCTGTGTTTTACTACGAGCGATAAACTGACTTTGCCAACTCCAGTCTTTATCCCCTGTTTCTTTTCTATAGTCAGCTAGAGTTTTACACATGTCTCTAAATGCTTTCATACTGCCGTTCACAAGACTATCAGTAAACTCAAATGCTTCTATATTGTTATTTTTACGAACTTCGATGATTTCTCCTGCAATATGTTTGCCGCTTCTAAATCTATATTTTGGCCACATTGCAGCTACGTCACAAAATGTGCAATTTCTTACACATCCTCTGCTGCCTGTTATGTATGCAATACGCTCAGGACTTTGTTCTATACTATAATCGTTCCAATTGATATCAGAATAGTTAGGATATAATATTGTATCAAGATCTAATACTTGGTGACTACCGCTGTCAATACCCGGATGATCTAAATTATTTTTAAGCAAAGAAATAAGGCTGTCTTCTCCGTCTCCTTTCACTATATGATCTGCATAATCGGCTATTTGTCTTTTAATACTAGAATCACTTCCAATTTGCATATTAAAAGTGCCTGCACCTCCTATAATAATTTTTTGCTCAGGACACAGTTCTTTAATCTTTCTTCCAAGAAATTTTGCAAATAATGCAGAATAATTACTGAATATACTTAGTCCGATATATTTTGCATTTTTTGAAATTAATTCTTTTGCCCAATATTCAACTCTTGATTCGATTGTAGGATAGAACTCTAACCACTTGTCTAATTTATACCATACTTGATCAGCCGCAAACCAATGATGCTCATAATCTTTTCCGAGATGATGAAATATATCTATATTCAAATCAACAACAGACGCACTAAAACCATTTGCTTCGCAATGCGATTTTAACACTGCTGGACCAACTGTAGGTGCATCAGGTTGTATCTTAGGTAATATACAGATTATGATATCTTTCATCTTTTCTTCTTTTTAAACTTTTTTGTTATTCTTAAATCAGTGCCACAATTACACCACTCTCTTGGACACGTTTGCATTTTATTTCTCAGCTTATAACCTGTGTTTATATTTCCTAGTTTACCAAATGCTTTACATTCAGATCCGTATATATCTCCATTTGCTTCTATGCCTATATAATCTATGCCTGCTGCGCACAACCAACCCTTATATCTATTTTGCTTGTCACTAATAAGCTTTCTAGTATCAACTTCTCTTCCAAATAAAAGTGTACTTTCATTCCAATGCTTGTTATATTTACCAACATATTTGCTGTTACTAATATATTCTAACTGCTTTTTAGTATAACCATCAACTAGGCCTCCACTGCCTGTCCAGTCAGAAACAATTTTCATCCACATAATACAAGGTGTTTTCTTTTTAATAAAGTATTTGTGAACTTCTTTAACTTTATCAAAATATTTAGGAGGACACATCAAGTATAAAACTTTATTATATCCTTTTTCTTCAAGTATATCTATGACTTTTTCAATATGTAAATGATCTGCAAATTCAGGATGATAACTTATAACTACTTCGGATACATTTGCTTTCCAATCTTGCCAATAACGCAATGTCCTACTAGCATTAGTAGAAAAAGTTATAAAGGTATTATCTCCAGTTGCATTTATATCATTACAAAATTCTTCAAATTGCGGCCAGAGAGTAGGTTCGCCGCCCATTATATCAAATTTCAAAGGCAAATCTTCTCTAAACTTTTTTGCAATGTCTACAATTTTACTGTAATCAGAACTCCAACGATTGTATCCTGCATTTAATTCAGGTATACAATAACTACATTTGTAGTTACAATATGTATGTGCTACCCAGGTGATACTTTTGTGCCTAGGTAGGGTAATCATTTTCCTATCCAAAATTATTCCAATATTAGTTTTATATCTTTTCCAGGTCCTGTACGACTAGGCAAATCGCCATACTGATCAATATACCATTCAATTACAGCACGATACCAATTTTGACTGTTATGATGAGCACGTTTGTTAAATTGCCATATGTTATTATTTGTAGCTTGCATTGTACTTAGTGCTCTGGCACTTTCCTTTTGCAATTCTCTTAATTCTAAATCATCTAAATTCATTTTTTACCTATCAACATAAAACGTTTGTATCCTTGTAACTGTAATTCGCCTTCGTACAGTATTTCACTCATTTTAAATTTTTTCTTCATAGCATCTATACTAGTAACACAGTTTACATGTTCTGGAATATCTAAAAGGTTATTACTTTGTATGGCAATAATACTGTCCTGTTTTATATTGTAAAACCACTCTTCGTCCATATGTTCTGCACTTGTGTTTATAATAAGATCAGGCTCGAATTTAGTTTGAAATGTTTCACCTTTTTTATTAGTAAGTGGTATAATGCAATGATTGAGAAATTGTTCAATATCTTCTATATTAGCACATGAACTTTTTACATTCCAGTCCTCAATATGGTGGTTGTTGACAATCTTATCACTTATCTCACATGCAACAGAATCTTGATCTACAATTCTTACTTTTTTAAATTCTACTAGCTTTTCTAAAAATAAAACTAACTGACCCATCCAACCTGCATAAATTAATATGTTATCAAATCTTTTATCAATATTTTTTAATTCCTGCACAAGCCATATTTTACTTTGCACTTGACCTCTACTAAATCCATCAGCTATGTGTGTAATATCATATTCGTTACGTATGTACTTATGAATCATATCGAGCAAAAATTCATTAGGTATACGCTTTCTCATTATACTACAAGTTTCTAAGAAAGTTATATCTTCACCTTCTAGAAATTTAAAATAAAAATTAAATCTAGGAAGCCTATCTTCCTCGTCACCTGAATCACTTAAACATAGATTTTTTACACTATTAGCAGTGTTATCGCTAAAGTAAACACTCAGCAACTGATCAGTAAAAAGCTTTGCTTTATGATTTTTAGTAAATCTAAAATATTCCTGTAATCCATATAACCAACTAGGAGGCTGTGTCATTAAACTTCTCCTTTAACCAATCAAAGTTGTTTATCTGTTTTAAAGCGGCAACATTACCTTGATTAGAAAGGCCGTACTCCATACCAGCCCTAGCACCGAGAATGGCATACTTGCCAAAGTCTCGATCGTGTCCCACGGTTGTCCAAGTTTTAAGTCTTTCATCAGTTTCTCCTGTTTTCTGTCTATCAATACTCTTACTTGCTAATTTGGCACATTCTCTAAATGCACTTTTCCAAGTGTTAAATGGATCAGTGTTGTATAATGTTATGTTCGATATCTGCTGCACAGCTTTAAACTTTTCACTAATGCTTGTAGTCATATCAGGCTTACTTAGATCCATATCAATGGTCATCTGACGTGGAAATAATTTTACGCCGCCATATCCATAAATTAAGTCATTTACTGGATTCTGGCTACGCCATACATGTACAACATCTAAGTCCCAATCATCTACTTTATAGTCAAAATTGAATTTATCGTCAATTACAGCATCGCCGTCTACGATCCAAAACATTTTAGTAAAGCATAATTTAGCTGCGGCGATGTGTGCTTGATGTATTCCTTTTACACCGTGTACTCTTTTAGCCGTAGGGAAACGTTCTTTAAGTGCAGCAAAGTTTTCGTCTGCGTTTGGCTCTTGGTAACTAATAAAGACAATATCATACATATCTTATTTTAACCTCTTTTTTAATTTTTGTCTAGAAATATCTTTCCATATCAGCTGTGCATTGATTCTATTATCATTTCTACCACAATGTAATAAATCTCTTGCAGTATTTGTATGTTCTAAAAATTCACACTCGAAATAATGACTAGTTCTTTCAAAAAATGTAGCATAATATGTCCTTGTATCTTTCCATAACTGTCGAACTGCTTCATTGTAGTACAATGATTTAATAATAGGATTCATTTCACTCCTATTGTGTTCTTTAAAATATTTTGCACTTGACCATATGCCATGATACTCTGGACGATGATCTAAAAATTCAATAAGTCTATCAATATTAGTCCATAAATTAACAACAGCCCACGGTTTACCAAAATGTTTACGTAAATTTACATTGTTAAACATCATTGCATCTAATCCTGCACCAGACAATCCTAGATTCACTACCTCTCGACCGCTGAGTCTAGATAAAAAGTGTGTAATAGTTTCATCTTCAGCAACACCTATACCTGCTGTCATACTACAACCTAACACTACTATTGCATTAGGCCAGTCAATTTCATTCCACTCTTTTGCTCTGTAGCCATTAGAATTTACTTTATATTCAATCTGTTTAGTTTTATAATGCCAATCAAATGGCTGTGTCTTAAGATGCTTTTCAAAATTTTCTGGAGAGTCAGTATTTGCAAATCTAGTATCAACTTTGTGAGGATCTAGAGGGTGGTGATGCGTAAGAAACGCAGTAGGAATAAATTTATTTTCTTTTATATATTCAGGTAACGGCGTAGCACCATTTATTTTAAACAATCGAGTTTTTCCTGATATGCTGTTGTATTTGATATGCAATTCTTTGATGTCCTAATTTTGTAGGATGAGCACAATTTGTAATATACTCACTCGGCTCTGCAAGATTTGTATAGTATGGATAAAAACCTCCATCCTTTAACTCTGGCTTGCCTTCTAAATGTAAAAGATCTTCCATAAGTGTATCACAGCCTTCTGGTGCAAAATAATTATCCCAAGGAACTGATTCTGTTAGATCTGTAATTTCTGGAAGTTCTCTGTGCATCCTTTCTCTAACAAATCTGTTATCGAATGCATTTGCAAAAATAAAATCAAATCCCATACTTTTAGCAAACGTATATGCATTTTTTACAGCAATAATTGTTTCAATAAATGCAAATTTTTCACTGTATAGATCTCTAGCATAAACTTCCCATAATTTTTTATTAGTTGCATTTTTATCCCAATGATTAGGCCACATTGTATAAAAATGATGATGGTCAGGAAAATCTCTGTTTACAAAATCAAAACGTTCTAGTCCACTTAAAGCAAAAATTACAATACCATGTCTTGCATTAGCGAATTCTAGATCAGGATATAAATGTAGTTCACTTGTTGCAGCCCTATTTCCTGTGCCCATAACTCCTAAATTTATAGGCTTATAGTCTTTATAATAATCTTTACATAGCACATTTAACCAACTATTTTCATATGCCTTTATCTGTAGCGATCTGTCCATTGTAAGCACGTCTATTTTGCCATTATGTTCTCTGTAAAGTTCAGGATCCCAACTACCTATACCGTGTGTAAAACTGTCACCTAATCCGATAATAATTTTATCGCCATCATTTATTGTTGGAAGTATTTCTTTAAACATTTTGTGCTCCAAACTTATCACTATAAATTTTTTCTATTGCTGCTACTGTGTCATTCTTGCGCAAGCTTCTGTTTTTTAGCCTATTGTAGTTATGATTTAAAATAGGCTGCAAATTTCTAAACCATTTCTTTAGGTTATCTTTCTTTTTTAGTCTCTGCAACTCTTTTATTATTGCATCCATTCTATCAAACGTATCTAATTCATCATATGATTCGTCAATAAATCCTTCGAAAGTTTTATACCCCAATTCCTTAAGGTTCTTTAAACTACCCTTGTTACCTAGGATTATAAAAGGATGCCTTGATGCTATTGTTTTAAATGTTTTTTCGCTAATGAAACAAGTATTAGATTCTTCTGAAAAGTGTGCTTCACTAATTACCGAAATATATGAATCTAAACAAATATCATATCTGATTCTTCTTATATAAAAGTTGTCATCGTGTAACGTATTAGGCTCATCTATCCATCGAGGTAATGTTTTATTAGCTTGTAAAATAGTCTCCGGATCAATACTTTGTCCATCCATATAATGTCCACTAGAAAAATTAGGCATAGAGATTAATCCGTCATCTAATAATCCTGCACGAAACAATTTGGTATAAAACCACGCTCTATGATTTCTGTCTCTTTTATTCAAGCAATTAAAAAGTTTGATATTGTTCTTTGCCTTATATTTGATATTATTTTTTACACTTGTATCTAGCTCTAATTCTTGTGATAATTTAAACATATCTTTTTCGAAATGTACATACGGCAAAACATGTAGTAATTTATCTTGCGGATTATCAATCAACCATGTTTCATAGTCTTTTTTTACATCCATATTTCCTGTAATATATATTATATTAGTAGGATCTATTTTCCATCTTGCACATTCTTTATGAAAATATTGGAACAGCCATGTCTGATGATATCCTTCCAAACTTTGGTCTAGTAATAATAATGCTTTATTATTTTGTAAATCGCTAAGATACTTTGGAGACAAATATTTAAATAGAGTAACAACTCTACTAAATGGCTTATGTCCTGACCAGTCTTCGGGACAATGATTAACACCACTAGGGATTATATACTTGTCATCTACTTCATCTATATTGTGTAATTTTAAGTGTCGCCAATGATTCAAAATAGGAGCAGGGGCAAATCTTGTTATCCCAGATTTGCATATATCTTCACAAAGATAAAAGTTTCTACGTTCGTCTACGTTTTCAAATACTAACTTCATAATTCTGCACAATAATCTATAAAATTTTTCATTTCAGGAAAAGTCTCATAAATGCTTGTATTTCTCCTGTTGTCGTGTTCTGTAAACCAGGCATAAAAATCTTGCCGTGCTGTAACTAAATCTTGTTCATTATAAAATGTACCTTTCATATAATCTACTACACGTTTAAACTTTTCATACTCCATTTGGCTAAATTTAGTTTTATCGTTGTCATCTAAATTTTCATTTATGAAATCTAAATGTTTTTCCATGTATGGCATATATTCTACTTTAGGTAAAATATTCATATCATATATGCTAGGTTCTTTCAAATGCGGAGTATCAAATCTAATAAGTTGCCATTGTGATTGCGTGTCGCTATTATACTTTCTTCTCCATTCTAATATCTTGTTTAATAGTGTGTCAAAACTAGTAACACTAAAAATATTAAATGTTATCATAAATGTTACAGGCATTTTAGTAGTAGTAAGATAATAATCTAAATTACTTTCCCATAAATCTATATCTAATCCATGTCTTGGATATTCTGCACGTTTTGTCCAAGTGTCGATGCTAGTATAAAGTTTAAAACTTCTAATCTTTTTTTCGTCTTTTAACTTTTTTATCTTGTCGGTAAACTTTTTAACAAGACTTTGTTTTACACCTAAATTACTATTAAGTTCTATTTGTATGTGAGGCTTAGGATCTGCATCAAGATCGTCTAATAACTTCCACGTTGTAGAATGCATTAATGGTTCGCCGCCAGTAATGCGTAGTATATTCAGTGTTTTAGATAACTCAGGCCACCATTCTAGCCATGCACTTACATATGGATTATCTTCTTCTTTTGGTTTTAAGTTAATCCAATCTATATCCTGTTTATGAGTGGTGCTCATATCATAAGGACCGTGTTTTTCTATTTCTTTCCAATATCTACTGCTTGCTTTTGGATGACAATATCCACACTTAAAATTGCATTCATTTGAAAAACTAATTTCAACATATTCTGGATTTACGTCAAACTCCCAGCCGCCTTCTTTTATTTCTTGTAATCTTTCTGGTGTGTAAATACTTGCTGTTTTTTGTTTGCGATCACTTATATAATCTTTACCCATAGCTTCAATTTTCCAGCAATAACTACAACCTGCAGGTTTTTTGCCTTCTAGCATGTCTTTTCTTTGAGACTTTTTCTCTAAAGTATTGTGCAATGCACTTGGATTATTTTTTAATTCTTGTAGATTAATTTTGTGAGGTGCTGGATGATAACAACTGTGTGTTTCTCCTGTTTGCAAATATATCGTTGTGTGATGCCATTTAGCCATACAAAAAGTAGGAGACATTTCTGCCTCTGTCTTTTTCATTACTTCTTGTATATTTTTTAATTCAGTATTCATTCAGGATCTATAATAAATTGTTGATTAGGATTGCGGCTAGGGTTTTGATAAACTGTTTTGAAAAACTTGCTTTGATTACCATCTAACGGATTTTCAGCTATAGGCAGATTTAGTTCATCTATTAAATTTATACCTAATTCAACAATTTCATTATCGATATCTGTATCTTTAACTTCTGAATTCCACATATTGTTTAAATATTCAAAATCACGAACGTTAACAAAGTCCCAATCAGTACACATAGTTTTGTAAAGACCTTGTCTTGCTCCGTATATTGCCCAATCACCGTTATCAACATCCATACCAACCATTAGCCATATCCATAATCGATGTAGATTTTTCCAATGGCCTTTTAGTAGTTCTTGCTTTGTAGGCTTAACACCTCGATCCAGTGCCATTTTTACACCTTCACGGAAACCTGCTCTCCATGCTTGCTGTGCATTAGCATTGTTGTGTACTGTACTATAACAACTATTCTGCTGTATGTATTGTAAATCCCAGCAAAAATCTACTTGAGCATGAACATTATCAGGATCTGCATTTTCGTGAGTACGCATATTAAGAACATAGTCTTTAGGCCAACACTTTAATCCACCATTTCCGTACATTAGTCCATTAATGACATTTTTGCCACACCAACTAATAACACTGTGTTCTAGATCTGCATGTTCGTCAAAATCTATTTCTTGTTGTAAGAAACTTTCTTTTACAATATTATCACCGTCAACAGTTATAAACCTATCTGTTTCGCTTAATTCAGCACATGCCTTATGTGCAGCATCACTACCTTCTACACCATGCACACGCTTGGCCCACGGCACTTTACTACAAAGGTCCGCATAGTTTTTTTCTGCATTAGGCTCATCATATGATAGATATATAATGTCACAATCTAATACTTTAAACTTTTTCATCTAGAACCTCATATTTGTATACATCGAAGTATGTAGAAGTATATACACTAATTTCTGTTTTGTCAAACTCGAATTGATAATTAAAGGGAAAATATATTGATCCGTGTTCAATTAAATTTCCTATACTACAACTGATAGTTCTATATAAAATATTAGGATCATTTTTTCTTGTAATACTGAAAAATAAATTTGTTGTAATCCTTACAGATTCTTTTTTAAGATTTTCAATAATTTTATCAGACAGTGTAACAATCCAAGTGCTATTAGCAAAATCTTGTTGCAGCAAAACATCAACCTTTTTTGTTTTTTGATGTTTTGATATTTCTTTAAAAGTTACAATAGATCTTTCATCTTCTTCTTGTGCTCGTTTTATTTCTTTTAGATTGAGTTTTTTAGTGACTATATCATACTCAACTGTAAAATCATCTAAACCCTTTTCACCTTGCATAATAGATGCAACTTTACTAGGATCAACTGTAATATAAGAATACGAATCATCTTGTGTCCATGCTCCTACTTTCTCAATTCTTCCAGTTTCCTGATCAAAATAAACATAGGTCTTTGTATCAATTTTTGTTTCTTTAAACAAGTCATATAAAGATTTTACACTATCCATTTACTATATCCTTAATACGGTTCTGAAGATAGTTTTTTATAAATGTATCTTCTGTATAGTGAAATATACCAGATTGGGTATAATTACCGACTTTAAGTTTACAATCGTCAGTAAGATAACACGCAACATAGTCTTGCCAACTATTTACAGATCTATGCCAATTTTGTATTTTTGGTTTCATATGAACAAATTTAGGTAAACTTGTAGACGTTCCTGTAACTTGTTTTTCACATTCCATTATTTTAATTGCAATTGCAGCACAAACATCAATACTACAAAAATCAGGACGATTATATTCTAAATGCTGTTTATAAAAATCTTGCCAATTTTGTACAATAATATCTAACCAGTTATAAAATTCTTTTGCTAGATCACTTTTTTTGAAATAGTGCATTCCTACATATGTGTCAGGTAGAGAATTTTTTACAAAAGTTTTCCTATAATATCTATCTGTAATTATTTCTCCTCTATATGTAATAGGTTTTGTTGTAAAATATAAATCATAAGATCCTAGTGCGGAGAAATATTTGTCCAAATCTTCACAAACTAAAACATCTGTATCTAATACAACTGTTTCTTCAAACGGAGTCAAATTATAAATTTTTGAACGATTACTAATTTTCCAATTTTCATTAGCTGCAAGATCATTGCCGGTGATTTCTATAATATGATCGAAAAACTTTTTGTACTTTGAAGGAATAAAATCATTTGTTGCAATAGCAATCTGTATATTAGAATTGTGTGCCTTTATAGTAATTGCAGCATAACATGCTTGCTCAACATAATTCGTGTCTTCGGTATTCTGTGCAAATAAAAATATACCTTTACTCATACCCAAACTCTTTATTAATTGCTCTTTCGAGACTGAACTTATTCATAATGTGTACAGTTCTACCCTTTATTCTAATAGGTGTATATTCTCCTAAATAGTTTTCCTTTTCTATTAAGAAAAACATATCGTCGCCATTCATGTCCCATAGCACATCGTTATCTGTACTAAACCACATATATCCAGGCATAGGATGTGCAAAACTACCTTTTGAAAATCCGTTCATAATATGAATAGCAATACTAAATGCATAATCATTTCTAAACATAGGATTTGTTATTTGATAAACTTTTCTATAGTGTACATAATTGTCTTGTATATGTTTAACTAGATCAAAAAATATTTTATTAGCTTCTGTCTTTCTAAAAAATACACAAGTGGCCCAATAAAATGGTATACTACTATCACTAATGTTTTCGAATTCTATTTCGCTTCTGACTCTTGATATGTCAGTTGCGTCTTTATAAATTAAGAAGTCGTGTTTACTATTGAAACATTCTGCTAAATGATTATTACTAATAATATAATCACTATCTATAACTAGCGTTTCATCATACGGTGACAAATCATAAGAATCTGCTCTACCAATATTTTTAAAAGATGCAGTTTTGGTCCACATTGCACCGTCTTTAAAGTTTCTATTGTTGTTTGCTTCGATAGTTTCAATTTTAATAATTTTGTCTAAAACAGATACGTCATATCTTTTCTTTAAGTATTCGACATTTTCAGTAGCGATTGAAACTGGTACATTTAGATATTGTTTTACACGCACTGCTGCAAAATAAGCCTGCTTAACATAATCTAATTGGTCATTGTTTCTAGCAAAAATTAAAACGCCTTTACTCATGATTTACAAGTTTCTCTACCGATCTATTAGTTTTAAGTGCGTAATACTCTGTATAATATTCGTTTGATGCTTGCATATACTGATCTACAATATCGTCATAAAATTTTGACAAATCTTTAATTTGAGCAGGCAAATTATTATCATCAAGTAATACTGCTTCAGTCTGTCCTCGGTGTATCATGAATCCAACAAAAGAAATTAATTCTCTATCTATAGTAAATTGACAGCCGTCAGCAAAATAAAGTGTATCTTCAAAATACTTTTCTTTGATAATCTGTTTTTGATTATTGAGTGTAACTATATAGTTTGAAAACTCTAAAGCTTTATCAAGTCGTTCGTCCATACAAATGCTCCTTTATGCATTTAGTATACATTTATATTACAAAAATGTCAAGCTTATTATAGATTAATTGTAGTAAGGCCGGTAAGATAAGAATAATTTACAGTGTCGTAAACATCGCCGCCGACTGTAAATGAACCGTTAGGTCTGTTAACCGTAACAGTATTAGAAATAGTACCGTTTACATTTTCATCAACTGGATCAGGGCCAAATGTGCCGCCAGGTAACCCAGAGCCACCTGAGTCTAAATCTCTAAATCTAACACGGAAAACTAATGCAGCACCCGAAGTCTTTACATCAATATCCATTCTGTTAGCTGCATAAGATGCACCTGAAATTGTAAAAATTTGTTGATAAGAACTTGTCAAATTATACGGTGTAATACTTGCTGTTACGCTTCCACCTGGTCCTTGATTTAATCTACTTGTTCCTGTTGCTGAAAAAATAATTGTTCCTGCATTGTTAAGTATGTTTCTCCAGTCGGCAGTTTTAGAGCCTGATCCGCCTGTTAGATTTTGAAACATTCTTACATCGCCGCCTGCATTAAAATATCCTGTTCTAGAACCAGCGTCAGGAAAATTTAATTGGAATTCATGTGTAATAGTACCGTTCCATGACGATGTTCGTGTGCTTGTTATGTTAGTGTTTGTGCCATCTCTAAGGTTACCTAAGGAGAATTGATTAGGATCTAAAATACCATATTCTGATTCAACTAAAGTCATTAGATCTTCTAGATCAATTACATATTGTTCGAAGCTTGTGTCGCCAACTTGGATTGTTGCAGAGTTTGGTACGTTATAACTAGCTCCAATTTGATGAACCCTACACGATGCTATGTCCAAATATAAATTAAAGTAATCAGCTTGTCGTGCAACGTCACCTTCTAGATGATTCAATATATGGGTTCCTGTAGAACCACTCAATAAATCTACAATTCTTGAAAATGTTCCAGTATCTTCATCATATTCGTAATAAAGTTCTACAGTGTTAGCATTAATACTTCTTACATAATAGTGAGCATCCTCAATTAGGTTACCTACAATCGGATCGTTGCCATTTGCATCGTATTCAACACGATCACCATTTGGTATACTGTGAGAAGCTAGAGTAATTTGATTAGTAGTATAGTTTACTCCTGTTGCTGCATTGAAGTTTTTTGCAAATAATTGTAGAGCAGCTTTTGTTCCTGTCCTAGAATTCATACCATAGCCAGTTGTAGACGAGGGCGTTGAAGGATCGCCGTATATAGCATCTGCTCTTGCTTTTAGATTATTAAGCCTAGTAGATAATTTACTTACTTCAGCCATTCAATTCTCCGTTGACAGTATATTTATTAAAATTATATACTAGTTTAATTTTTTTGTCAACCTAACGGAGAGACTGTGTAGTAACCAGGTGCATCGACTTCAACATAAGTACCTGCTGCTCTAAAATGCTGAATGCTCGTAGAAGTAGTACCGTCAACGTTTTCGTCAAAGTTGGGATCTCCTGTGTCCGCATCTAAAAATTCAACTTTGAACTTGATTTCTGATGGACTAAGTTGAGATGCATAAATGTTGTATTCGTTTTCTGCGTATGCAGCAGAAACGTCACTCCCTACTTTTGTAAAAATCTTTGTTTCACTTGCTGTTATATCATAGTTACCAATTAAACTACCTGTTCCAGTACCAGTTGATGTTGTAGAAGTATAGTTAAACTTAACTACACCTACATTCGAAAGAATCAATCTCCAGTCACTTGATTTAGCTTGTGAACCGCCTGATACATTTGATGTGATTCTTATTTCGCCGCCTGAGTTGAAAAAATATCTTCTTGCATTTACATCAGCAAATTGAACAACGAATTCATAAGACACTGCACCATTCCATGCTGTACTTCTTGAACTGCTTATTCCTGTTTCAACTTTTGCTGTTGCTGCATTACTAGAAAGCAAATACTTGTCTGCTTCAATGTCTATCATTAAATTTTCAAATGCTGCAAAAGATTTTGGATCAAATGGAGCAGCATTATCATCTAATATGATGTCGCCTCTTATAATATTTTCAATTTCAGTAGGTAAAGCACCTACCTGATGGAAACGTGCTTTTGTCATATCTAAGTATAAATTAGACATATCAGTTGCATTTACATCTGCTGATGTAAGCACACTATTACTATCAAGAGACTGACCGTAACCTTCTGCGCCGCCTCCGACACCCATAACTGTTGCTATTCGTGCTTGTAAATTATTAAATCTTGCTGCTGTAACTATATCTCCGACGGCCATACTTTTGTTCCTTTATACTTTTAGTACGCACTCTACTAGTTTTTCGCCCTCGTCGTTGTTAGTCTCCAAAGCAACACCTACTAATGCAGAAGTTTGTATAGTTTTGCATACACCCTCGTTCCATGCATACACCGCTTGTCCTTTTTTGACCGGACCACTAACCCTTACTGGGACACGCCCTTTAAGTGCAACTGCTTGCCCTTCAGCTTCTGCGTTCATTAAGTAGGCAGGCTTGTCAGAAATTACACCAATGCAAACAGATCCTGCAGATGCTTCATCTACTTCGTGATCGTCATGATCACATACTTGTACAGCAGTTCCTACTGCAAGTTCGCAACATGTTGAATAATTTTCAGCCAAGTCAGCATATTTTGCTTGAAGTGCTGTACCTTGGAAGATATTTGCAACTAAATCACCAGCTGCTGTCCTTACTGCTACAGTTGAACCTACCGCAGCACTAGATGCTAATCTATCGTTTGCACCTTCTTTTAATTTATTTGCAACTGTTGCTGCACCATTAAATAAATTAGCGTGTACAGTATTCCACTTTAATGAGTTTGATCCTAAACTATATGCATTATCTGCGCTCGGAATTATTCCATCTTTGGTTACAGACATAGGATGCACAGTTGTTCCGCCACTGTCTGTAACTTTCATTTTAATTACTGTGTCATTACCTACATCATTTTGTATAACACCCTGGTCATTACTTTCGATAAAGATTTTTAAGTCTAATGAATCGCCTATAGCTATTCCTGCATCAGGAAAAGTAACTTGACTTGTAAAGTTAGGGTTAGTTGATGTTAAGTAAGAGCTTGCTAGAAGTCCACCTAATCTATCTGAATCGCTAGCAGTACCCCAATAGCGATGATCAGTTGTTGTTTTACCTGAATTAGCACCTGTTGCAGGTGTGTTTAACATTGTCACACCTTTTTTGATTACAGAAAAACCTGTAATAGGGTTAACAGAGTTTAGGGTAAATTCATCTGGGCTTATTACAAAAATAACTTCATCTGCTAGTGTAGCAGAAATAATGCTATGAGGGTTATTAGAAACGTCTAATACAGTCTGGCTTACCATTTGGGTCAAACCCTCACCTGCATTTTGTGGTCCAATTAATACAAAATTAACACCATTATAAACATAAAGCTGATCATTAGCACTATCCCACCAAAAATCACCTTCTGTAAGTCCTGTTGGTTCAGTTGCAGAGACTTCTGATCCGCCTGTTGTTCTCCATTTTGCACCGTCATAAAACTTTAATTTACTTCCGCTGCTGTCGAACCAAACTTGACCACTAATTGCTCTTGGCGGAGGATTAGCACCACTAAAGTTTTCTAAAAGATATAGAAAATTTTCGTTTTGTATTTCCCCATAACCTGCATAGTTTTTACCAATGAACTTTAGGTCTGTGGTTTGATCAATTGTACCGTCTTGTACAACTGTAAGTACTGTATTGTTGTATCTATCAATTTGATAAGCCATCTATTAAACCCTTTTGCTTTATATTATTTATCGTATTCTTAATTAAAGTCCTGTTGGTAAGTCTGCATCAAATACCCACGAAGTACCTTGAACTCTAAATCTTTTTAACCCTCTTGTAATAGCAATTTCAACGGTACCACTAGCTGGGAAGAATGCAATATCCTGAACAACTGATTCGTTTTGTGTACCGTTAGCATCAACAGCAACGAATGAAATATTCTTTGCAGCGTCGACATCGATATTTTCAGCTGTAGATGCAGAAGATTCAGTAGTGTGTATGAACGCATATGTACCGTTTGTTTTATTTGCTGCCGGGAACATACTTTGTAAAATAGTAGCTATCTGTGTATCAGGTGTTGCTAAACCAGTAATGTCTAAAGAAAATACAATAGGTTGGCTTGCAATTTCTGTGTCTACATAGTATTTTGTAGCTGCATCTTGATCATCAGTCGGATCGTCGACGTTTACAATTTTTTGTCTAGTAGTAAGTGTAATATTGCCGCCCGTAGAATTAATTTGTAGGGCTGTACCACCTGTTGTAGATATACTGCTATTGTTTATATTGATGTTGTCAACATTTAAATATTCTAATGTACCTACTTCAACTAAACCTGTAGCTTGTGTAATAGAAGGATCTATATATGTGTTAGTAACTTTGTCTACGCCGCCGATTTTATACGATTTATCAGAAGTTTTAAGGTCAAAGTTTCTGTTACTTGTCCATGAATCTGTTGCTATGCGCCATAGTAGTGTTTTATCAACACCGCTTACTCTTGCAATTACACCTGCATTATCCATTTCTTCGTCTGATAATAGTGTAGAGTCTTCAGCAATACCTAATTCTATATTTTTATCTTCAACTTGTAAGTTTTGTACACTTAAACTTGTATAATCTCCTAATACATTTGCACTATTTGTGACATATGTTCCTGCTTGTGCAGACGTATCTAAGTCAAGTGTAGCAGTATTTTCTGTTGTACTAAGTACATCGTGATAACCGTTTAATAAATCTAAATCAACTGCTGGTGCAGGTGACGGTGCAATTTGCACTCTAGCATTTGCAATGCGTACTTGCTTACCAGCTGTGAGTTTATGAGGCAATGTACCAAAATCAATAACTGTTTCTGTACCGAATGTAACAGATCCTATTACTTGTGCAGATTCACCTCTTACAATTAAGTTACCTTCGATTATAACATCCTGGTTTTGAACACTATCAGGATTATTGCTGCTACCTATGTGTAGCATTGCTTGTGGATTGTCGTTAAAAATACCTACAGCAGCAGTATCTGCTTTTACAAACATAGCATCTGTTTTTGTGCCGCCAAAAGATGAAGAAACAACTCTTAATCTATAATTTGCATCACGTAACTGGTTTTCAGAAACTGTTGCATTTCCTAGAATAAACTGTCTAAAGTTTTCACTTGTACCTATGCTAAGGCCACCTGAGTTACGAATACTTAATGTACCTGTTGTAACGTCATTAGATATCGAACTTAAAAACTGATCGGCTGTAACAACATCGCCGCCGCCAGTTACAAGTGATTCAGATGCAACTGCTGTACCGTGAAATTTAAAGTTTTCGGTATCAATTATGTTAAAGCCTTCTTTGATAATACCATCAGGATTATCATCCGTAACAAGGCCATCAATTCTTTGACTAAATGTTGGCGTAAATTGTATGTTAGAGACTACTGAAACAAGATTTTCATCCGAGTCGCCACCAACATATAATTTTGCAACTGGTCTAGATCTAGATTGTTCATCTAGTATACTATCAATTTTGAATCCTGTAAGACCTTGGAATGAATTATACTGCGGTCCTACTAATACTAAATCTGTACCGTCATAAAAATAAAACTGGTTATTAAGATTATCTATCCATAAGTCGCCTGCAACCATTTGAGGTTGAAAGTTTTGTACAAACGGACCACCTGAAGCTTTCCATTGTGTTCCGTCCCATAATTTTAATCGCGCTTCGGACTTATCCCACCATAATTGACCTTCTAATGGATTGCTAGGTGCAGCAGTACTTGCAAAATTTTCTAGCAATTTAATAAAGTTTTCATTCAAAAACTCGCCAAAACCGCTATAGTTTCTACCAACTAGTGTTAAATTAGTACTAGCACTATCAATTTGCCCATCTATAAGATCTATTAATATTGTTCCGTCTGTTTTATTTAATTGATAGCTCATTTTGTTATCCAGTGTATATAATGTAATTTAGTGAAATATATGGGTTCATAATATCTAAGGGCTGCCCTAATGCAGTAGTAGTTCTTATGCCACCACTAGACGGTAATGCTTGTCCTGCGTTTGTGCCTGTCGGAGCATCAAACTGAATAGCATTTGTATCTGCAGGAACACCTGAATTATCTCTAATTGCATAGTACTGAGCGCCAGTATCGCCACGCATATCATGTTCGTGTTCAGGTAAGTTATCTACATCTATGCTTGCAGTTTCACTTCCTAAGTTGTTACCAACTGCTGTAGCACCTGCACTTGTTACCCTATTAGCAGCAGCGCCGCCCATATTATCAACACCCAATGGGAATCGACCTCTTAGATCAGGTAAAGCAAAGAAGTTTACCCCGTTATCACTTAGTTCTGCAGGATCTTTAAAGTTATAACCGATAGCAATAAACAAATCGCCAAATTCTGATTTTCTAACTTCTGATCCATCACATAATAGCCAACCTGTAGGTGCTAGTAATCCACCATAAGGAATAATAACGCCAGCTGGTATAATTGGAATACTCTTAAGTAAGTTAGCTTGACTAACTTTATAAAGCCCTTGCTCTTCACCTGACGTTTTGTTGATTAGTATTTCATCTCCAGGATTTACATCATAAAGTGTATCTTTAGTAGAAATAATACTATTACTGATAGAAGTTACAAAAGTTTTTGTGCTGCCGCCAGTTTTTCCATCAAAACTAAAACTTGCTGCACTTACATCGCCTGTCATTGCAAACTGTGTAGCACTTGCTAATCTATCTGTACTTCCAGATTTACCAGAAACTGTGCCGCTTACATTACCTTGCACATTACCAAAAAATGTATTTGACCAAACTTGATCATATCTATTTAATGTTGAGCCGATATTACGTGTACTTGTGCTATCGGGTAAAATATCTGCACTAGTAAATGAACTGTTAACAGATAAACTTCCGCCTACATTTAGATTTTTTGTAACGCCAACGCCGCCTTTAGTAGTAATACTTCCTGTTGCAAATGTATCACTATCTACAACACTTTCTACTTTTAACACACCTGTTTCAGCATCACCTGCTGCTGGTGTAATTTGTATGTTACCTACAACGTCTAGTGCTTCATCTGGTGCAAGATTATTAATTCCTACATTTGTTGTACTGTCAATCCTCATAACAGTCTTAGTTTGACTGCCGTCTCTAACTCTAATATCTATGTTAGATCCACTAGTATTGTGTTGTATAATACCAGCTTCGCCTTCTACGCCCACATTTAGTTGTCCGCCTGCGCCAATTTGCAAGCCGTCGTTACTTTTTACCCTAATTTGTTCTGTTGTTGTGCTTGGAACATCACCTCTTAAAAATTCATTTGCATCAACATTTTTTGTTCCGTCG